CAACGTTTCTCATTTCTTCGTTGGTACCTTTAAGGCCCGTGCGAGTTAGTATTACAAAGGCATTGGTTATATCATCAATGTCTTGAGGTAGGGTGGTGGCAAGGTCTTTGAGACGAGCCATTGCATCCGTGGCAGCTTTTTGGCTACCAAGAAAGGTTTGAAGTGTTGCTTTATACTTCTCAAATTGGATAGTGGTTGCTACTATTGCGCTACCATATTGCACCAGTTCACGGATGGCAAATGCACCAGCAACAGCGCCCAACGCATTCTTGATTCCGTTCAAGGCACGTTCCGCTTGTTGAGTTTGTATTCTTAATTCATAATCATCACGTGTTCCGGCCATGCTATCTTCCTATGATTCTTCTAACTAACTGTTGTATGTATCTAATTGTGGGTTCGCTCATTCCATCGCGTGCTTGTCTACTGTAACCTTGGTCAAGTCTTTGTGCGTATGGGTAATCAGCTTTAATTATGTTGTTTTGAAGACGTGTGCGGCGTTTGGCATTGCCAGTGCGCTTGGGAGTAAGAGTTTTGAATCGCTTGTGTGCAAGTTGACTAATTTTACCCAAGTCACGTTGCTTACGACTTAGTTTGGGTGCTATCCTGCTGGTTTTTAGCACTAACCTTGGCTTCATGTTTACTCCTTGCGGCTGCTATCATTGCTGCCATATCCTCTGTTTTCATAGTATTAGGCTCGGGTTCACCGTTGGCCTTTGCGTTTGCCTTGTTTGTAATATATGTTTCGTATTGAGTGGCTAATATAGCGCACTTGGCATCAATGCTTGACCCACACTCTAGTAATTCACTTGGCAATATCCCATAACGCTTGGCAACAAAGTCTAGTGTTAACCAAGCGTTCATTGCAGGTGTTACTTTGGAGAAGTCTGGGTCATTGAGTTTCCCAAGCTGATCAATGTTTTCTCCACTGCTTTAATTTGTAGATCCACAGGCAGTTGGAAACCGGGTGTCATAATCTTGTTGCCATCTTCATCCAGCATAATGTCATAAGCCATGGCCTGCATTGTGCCTGCATCACTAAGGTCTTCAATGCTGCTTAGCTTCATGTATAGATCCATACTGTAACGGTCATAGATGTAGAATTCAATGACTTCACCATATTTCTCAATGGTTTCTGCGTCATCAATTAAAAGTTGCGTGAGTTTGGGTTTTGCTGAAAGTTCTTGTAGTTTCATTCTATTAATCCTTGTTTCTATTAATCAATTTATTGGCTAGGACCACTAAGAATCCCATCCTACCTTCTGCTTTGTTTATGTCGCGACGTGCACAAGCCACTTCATTGCGTGCCTTGGCTACTTCTGCAATCATACTGTCCAGCAGTTGTTTATCTGTTTTGTCATCCATTAGATCTGACATCTGTATATCCTTAAAGTGCACTAGGGGTTGCCCCCTAGTGCTATTACTTATGCTACTGTGAAATCACCTGTGATAGTGATTGTCAGCGGGCTAGTCCAAACTGGGCTAGTTGCACTAACAGTTGGAGCAAGTCCAGTAATGTAACCTTGGGCACTAATGGTCTTGCCATCACCGCCTTCACTGGTGTCACCCATGTAGAGTTCAAATTCTACTAGGTCCTTGTCTTTGCTCAGTCCAAAGATACCTTTGACTTCTGCGGCACTTGTAGCGCCTGAGCTGCCAAAGAAAGCATCTTGGTCTAGTACGATGTTCATGCTCAAGCTGTTGGTAGCAGTTGTTGCCACTTGCAGTTTTGAACCTGCGTCTAGTTGTTCCCAAGTAAACACATCGTTCGCGTTGTTAAACGTTACGTCTTGCATTGCTGGTACGCTGTAACCTGTGTCAGTCTCGTTAGCGATCATCAAGGTTAGAGTTGTTTGTACGTCAGCAACACCTGGTGCTGGATAAATGTAAGCCATGGTTATGGTTTCCTTATGTTAATTTTATGAAACTCAGGTCTATCTGAGTAATCAGCAAGTCATCCACGTATTCACGTGCTACCGTTGTGGTGCGCTGGCTAAATCCCTGCACATTCACGTGGATAGCTGCTTTTACTTGGTTAACTATGCTGTTGTAGTTTGCTGGTAATCTTTTGGCATCTACGCTAAAGTAAACGCTGACTGTAGTTGTCTCAAAGCTGATGTTCAAGCCATTAAGAGCGGTTATGAACGGATCCGTGTCGCTTTCAGCAATGTCCACATACACACGCTTTGAATTCTTAACATACAAAGGTTCCGCACCTGAATTGAAAGGTAACTCTGCACTAAGTGCCAGTGTTCCCAAACTCTGAGTTTGTAAGTAATCGTATACTTGGTCTCTCATCGTATCCTCTTCAAGCTGTAGTTTCCTGGTTGCTTCTCTTCTGATTGCACTGTGCCATCATTATTAAAGTCATACCAGTCTCCCAAGTTAACAAGTTCCCCAAACAATGTTTGTGCACTGTTTGAATAATATGCCATCTTGTGACGCTCTTCGCTTTCGTCATTTCCAAAGTCCGCTACCATTGGTAACGTGTATTCAGATAACGCTACGTAGACCACAAGGTCAGTAAATGCCTGTGATCTACGTATAATGCTGTTAGCTTCCAAGTCAGGAATATCTGCTATTGTGCGGAATGGGTTGCCCGCAGGATCACTGCGATTCTTATAATAACCCACCCACCAATCAGTAGCACGGAATCTTGTCAACACGCGCTGTGTTGCACGTATCAAATGTCCCTCAACTATTTCGTCAGTGATGCCTTCATTACTGTCAAACAACCTTTGATCAAGTTTTAACACATCATCAAATTCAGCAAAGCTGATTACTATGTCGTTTTCAATTATAAAGGCCATCGTCTACTCCTAGCTTATACAGCGCCTACAATCTTAACACCATGGGTATTCTGCAGGATGGTTTGACCAACTACAGCACTAACCATAACGTCTGTGCTACGCTTAGCAGCAAAGCGCTCATCTTCCATTCTAATGTCGCCGCGGATAGCGTGACCAATGGCAGTACGAGCAAATACAGCGCCCACAGCGTTTAATTCAGTGTCAGCATCTGTGTCTAGGTCTGACTTAACAAGTGTGCTTTCATAGATTGCACATCCTGCCAAGCTGCCAATGTAATAGCCTGCCAATACATCGTTACCAATCATGCTAGCTGTTAGGTTAGCGCCACCAACAAGAGCAAGTTCTTTCTTCAAAGATAGCGCTTGCATTGGATCAACAATAGCAACAAGAGGACCGGTTACTTTAGCTTGACGTAGCTTGGCTACCGCTTCAAAGATATTGGTTACTGTGATTTCTGCATCTTCTGCACCAACGCTTTGAGTGAATGAATTGAACAGGCTGAATACGCCTTCGTCCATCTTCTCAGCCATTGCACGACCAGCGTTGAAGCCCAAGTCAGAAATCACGTCACGTTGTGCACTGTCACGCAGGAAGTCAGTTACTTGGAACAGGTGACCAATTTCACCCAGTGTGATAGTTGCAGAAGTTGTGTTGGTGTCAGCAGCACTTGGAGCAACACCTTCAGTAAGATCAACAGCTACAGCACTGCCATAGATTGGAACTTGTAGTACTTTACCAGCGTTGTTTGGGAAGGTAAAAGCAGTTACGATTTGACGAGCAATTGAATTCTCGTATGCGGCAAACTGTGCTTCTGCAAGCAGGTTGGTGAACAGTTCGCTGTTTAAAGTTGTGTTATTAGCCATGATTAAATCTCCTTAAGATATTGGCGTATTTCATATTTTACCCTGGGCCTTTGCCTCAGCGTATCGTTTCCTATCCGCAGGATTCTTCATATCTAGTTTGCCCACGTCCAATTTGCCACCTTCACTGTTGTAGCTGCTCTTGGTGTGAGCTGTACTTGCTGTTGGTTGTACAAAATGCGGATTCGAATCTAGGAACTCTCGCACTAGGTCATCAACTCCAAGTGCAGCACCACTATCGTTATAGCGAACACCACCCTTGTTATCAAGTACTTCAACTTCACCGTCTTCTCCAAGTCTCAAGTTTGAACTTAATAAGCTCTTTACTTGGTCTGGGTTAACACTGTTATACTTGGCTGCGGCATTCAGCAGCGGTGTATTAACCTTGTACTCTTTGATTACGATGTCTCTTTTAGATATTTCTAAATCCTTCTTAGTAGCTAGATCAGCAAGTGTCTTTTCAAATTCCCCGCGCTTGACCTGTTGGTCCGTTTGGCGTTGGTCTGCCTCACTTCTTAGGTTGCGTAGTTCTTGTGGATCACCAAGGTCTTCGTATGGCTTAAGTAGTTTCTTAGATAGACTTCCCTTCATTCGGGCCATCATATCATCTACTTCTGTCTGCGTGTACCTTTTGCTAGTTGCTTCTTCCTGACTGTTAGTTTGGTCAGCTTGGTCAGTGCTAGCTGTTTCGCCAATGTTTTGTTCGGCCATTGTAGTCCTCGCCTGGATATCCCAGTGTTTAATCAAATACATCGTGCTCCCCTGAACACGTTACTGTTATTTAGCGTAGTTTGTAATCTACTTGCCCTTTGTCTTCTTCTTCTTAGCTTTGTGGTACGCCATCTGATTCTCCTTGGTTACCGTTGTACTCTATCCAACCTAATGCAGATAGTTCTTGGTGCTGTGCTTGCGTGGTCACAGCTCTTAGCTCACCCTGGGGGCTTTGCATGATATGTGGTTCAATCACAATAAGTGCCATTTCCTCATCGCTGATATCTAACCATTCCAATACGCGCAGGTCAATGGCACTGGCTGCCACGCTGCCCGGCAGCACTGTTTCGCGAGCTATCTTCAACTGTGTGATCTCATCAGCCGTGTCACGAATGTTAAAGCTGCCCGGATATTCTATCACGCCCGTCCATTCACGATCCATGTACATTGCAAACAGTTTGAATATCTGTTCTTCTGCAAGCTCTAGGTTATCAGCTTTCTCACTAAGGCGTGCATTCAATAGTTCAAATTCAGTTTGCATGGCCACACCACTAACCTTGCGGCTTTCAGTTGCACGTACTGCACCAGTATTGGCCATCTTGTCAATGTCATCAACGGCTTGTTGGATTGCAGTATAGATGCTGTCCACACTTGCACCGTCATAGCTTAATAGATAAGGCTTAAGACCTGGATCAATGTCAGTGGGCATCTCAATTAAGGATCCGGCACCTACGCCCGCACTAGTGTCTGGTGTCTTGACCAAACTAGGGTGTGTGTTCATTCTGATACTTTGATCAACTTCACTCATGCTGTTGTAGATAAAGCGTTGCAGATCAGCAATGTCAGCAATGTCACTGATGCCAATGCTGCGGTAGCTGCTGCGCTTGTTGTAAGCAATCACTGCAGGAATCATACCCAGTTGGTTGATGTCCATGAAGTCGCTTGAAATTACATTCTTGCTAACGTCCACAGTTTGTGTTTGAATGGTTGTGGGTGTCCAAGTCTTGACCACACGCACACTACCGTTGATTTCTTCAATGTATCTAAAGTAGTCCAACACATAAGCGCCGTTGGGCAAACGTGTGTAGCTCCAATCCAATACCACTTGGGGTGTGAGTAGACTTAGGTAAGGACGAACGCCTGCTGCTTGGTCTTGTCCTCTGTTGGTACTGCCAATGTTGGGTTTCACACACATGATCCAGCTGTGACCAAACACGCTGCTCCAAGTGTGCACATCTTTCATGAACTGGTTGAGGTTGCGACCTTCAAAGTCTGCATCTTCTATAAAATCCATTAGTTCGGGCATGCCCGCCAGTGTTCCGTAGTCGCGCGTGGGCAATGTTCTAAATAGAAAGCTGTTGTACACATTGATCACACTTGAACAGTGATTGACCAATGGGGTTGCCAATAGACGCGCCCTGTATTCCACATCGCTTTCTAGTTGATATCGTGTTAGGTGTCCGCTTTGACGATACTCAAGTCCACCCAAGTAGCTTTCCAACATGAACCTCCATCGTTCGTCGTAGCTTTCATAAGTGGTGTTGCCCATGAGAACTTGCGCAATCTCACTGGATATTTGTTGTGTTATATTCATAATAGTTCCTTGTTAGTTGATCGCGTGACCCCAGCGCTTGGGCTGTGACTGGTCTACTGTTATTTTCTTCTTGATTGGGTACAAGTATGCCACTGCATAACTTATAGCATCAAACATATGGTCAAAACCTGTATCTTTGTCAGGAATAGTTGTGCCTGGTTTGAAGCTATGCTTATCCAAGCACTCAATGGTGTATTTACAGTCACGCGTCACAAACAATCTATGTTCATCGTTGGCATTGCTTAGACGTGCGTTGAACGCATTTATTCTGTCCTTGACTGGGTCGTGCTTGCGTGGCGCTTTGACCACAAACCCAGCATGTTCAAGTATCTTGTGGTCACTGTTACCGCCACTGCTGGTCTGCTTGCGACTGCCACTGGGATCAGGATATACAAACACCTTGCTCTTGGGATAACGATTCTTGATCTCGTCACACATCTCATTGGTGTTGCTGCCATAGATCCTAATCTCATCAATGCACATTAGTATGTCATTCTCGCCCTTGATTAAAATGGCGGCCGTGATGGGTGACACATTGAAATCTATACCCACGTGCAGTATGGAGGTGTTGTAGTCCATCAACGGTGTAACCACGTGCAGCTCATGTTTGAATGCCCAAGCCACTTGGTTGTCACTTGTTTCAAAGCTAGCAAGGAACTCTTGACGGAACTGAGTCAAGGTCATATCTGTCTTGGCAGCTTCTATCTCGCTGGCACTTACAAAGCCCCCATCAAGTGTGGTAAACGTGTAGCGACACCAGTTGTCAGTTGTGGCAGCTTTAACATACAAGTCATAGAGTGGATTACTCTTGCCTCGCGGAGTGCCAATGAACAGTGCCCCTCCTTGTTGGTCTGCCAGAGCTGGACGAATGATCTCACCCCATAGTTCAACCAACTTACATTCAGCCGCTTCATCTATCACACAGTAACTTAGACTCACACCACGCAACTTGTCCGGATCTTCACTGCCCTTCAAACTTATAGTGGTTCCGTTCTTTAGTAGTATGCTGAGTTCGCTTTCATTAATCTTCTTAGCCCATCGCAGCCTCAACAGTTTGCGCTTGAGTGGCTTCCACATAATCATCTTGGCAGCACGATAAGAGGTTGTGATGTAGAATATTTCTTGGTTGGGTTCTTTGGCACGAAAGCACAGTTCACGCATGGCCAAGAAGGTTTTGCCCGCCCTTCTGCCCGCAACAACCACCTTGAATCGTGCGGGGTCGTTAGCTACAGTTCTTTGCCAAGTTGCTAATTTCATATGTGTATTTATGTGTCCTCGTCTAAGTCCGCCAATCTCACCGTAATTTCGCGTAATAAACAACTCATAGTATAGTTTTGTTTGGTTAGTGCGGCGTGCTGCTTACTTAAGTCTTCTAAGAACTTGGCTTGTGCGTTCACAGCGGTGACCAATGCTTCAATGTTAGCAGTTGCAACTTCCAGTTGTTGCATGGGGTCAAAGTTTGCGTCAAACATATTTGCTCCTTATGCGTATATACTCACAGTTTTTATAACAGTGCGGCGTATTCGTGTGGCGCTGAGTCGTTCCATTCTTACTGTAACCAAACCTCGTCGTGTGTAATTTGTTTCTTCCCATACTTGAACTTTGTTTTTTAATAGATCAATTAGGTAGTGGTTGTCAGTGCTTGTTCCCATTATTGCTCCCATGCTTTGTTAATAATGTCTCTTATGGTCATGAAGCAACGCCACGCTATCTTCTTGCCGTCAATGTTCTTGATATCTAGCACGCGATCGTACTTCATATTGTATTTATTGAGCAGTGTTTGTGCTTGATCAAATGCTGAATATTCTGTTAGGTTAATAAAGCCTGGGTGACAGTGGTCAATGAGAAACACTGTATCAATAATGGCCTGCCACAATTCATTGTCCATGTTGTGCAAGTATCCACGCCATAGTTCTTTGTTGTCAGCTTTGATCTCTCCTTGGGTGCGAATTAGTTTGTTTTGATATTGGGTGATGCGTATCATGATGTCAATTACGTCTAATAGTTGTGTGTGTTCCATAGTCTACTCCTAGTATGTTAATTGTATTTATAGCTTGACAAATAACCTAGATGTGCTATACTTAATAAATACAACAAGGAGAAAGCAATGGCAGACCAACAGTTAATCAACCGCATATTAGATACCACCATACCATTTACAGTTCAACGCACGTTTCTTGAATCCAGTGTGGCTTGGCTGGAGCAAATGCACGAGGGTGCACAACTAACATATCACCTGCAACTATTACTTGACCGTCAAGAGGATGACCAATGAAGCTGTTAGTAATGGTGTTGGCATTGGGACTGAGTGGGTGTGCTGCTTACTTTGATGCGCAGGATCCATGCCAACGTGCTCCTTTGCCAAGTTGGTGTGGAGCTGGCATGACCACCACTTACATTATTAATGGAAAACCTTACACCGTAACCAAACGCTAGCGGTTACTGATCCAAGTGCTCACGCCCACAAAGGCACCCACAATACCCGCTTGGGCAATGTAGAAGAAGTCACTCATTGTGGTTAGACTGTCCAAGCGTTCAATGCTAAGCCAAGGCATAAACAGCATGGCCGTAAATATAAACATGGCTATCAGTGCTGCCCAAGCCATTGCACCTTGTCGCGCTTGCTTGCGTATGGTAGCTTCTAACTGTTGGTTCTTTTCATAGAGCTTCCATTCGCTTTCGCTCCAAGCACCGTCTTGATCCGCATCAAACTTTTCCATCTAATCCCCTTGCACTTACTCTACAGTGGATAATACCATTGTAGTAACGCGCATCCTGTAACACATTGCGGTCAAACTGTTCTCTTGCTTCTAAATAGCTCATTGTATTCTTGTTGGCACACCAATGCAATATGGTGCGAGTAAACTGGTCCTGGCCAAATGCTGCTATCATATCCGTAAGCCGCACACTACTGCCCCAATAGTCTTGCCAGTCCGTATCAACTAGTTTGTGTCGCTTGTTCTTCTTGCCTTTTAAGGGTGGCATCTTCTTAGTGGTTATGGCCAGCTTCTTGCCCACATATAACATATCGTT